GTTCAAAATTTATTATCAGGTAGTAAACCCAATATCTTAGAAGCTGAAAATATAGCTTTATCTTTAGACTCTGATAGAAATACTTTAGTTAATAGATTGACTAAAAAAGGATTTACTAAAAACCAAATTAATCAATTAAACTTACCAGACATTAAAGTTGGAACAGATGTTTTAGAAACATATAAAGCAGAAGACTTAGCTAGATACAAAAAGTCTGGAGTAGATATTGAAAAGTTTGCAAAAGACAAAGGTTATTATATTGACGCTAAAAAAGCTAAACCTTTTTTTGATGTAAGTGAACAATCTTTTAAAAATACAATATTAAAAGCTGCTAGAACTAATGAAGGCGGTGTGTGTCAAATATTTAGAGCAGAGGGTGGTAGAATAGGTTTTGCAGCTGGAAGCAGTTGTGTACAACAAATGGAATTTGCTTTTGACAACGATCCTGTAAAACTTTCACAAGATATAAATAAACTTCCAGAACAATCTGGACCAATCAATAAAGTTAAAAACGCAGCAACAGGTTTTTTAAACTTTGCAAAGAAAGGTGGTAAGTTCGGTGCACTAGCCGCGGTCGGTGCTGCCGGAGCCGGTGCTGTTAAAGCATTTATGAATGATGACCCGACAACTTATTTATCAAACGAGAATCAACAAAAGAACATGTTAATTGATATGGTAACAGGATCGTTAGATGATACACCTGTAGAAGAAGCACCAATAGGAGATGCTTACTTACCAACATTAGGAGCAGTAACTGTAGCAGGTACAGCAGCAACTGCACCGTCTACAATTGAAGCGGCAAGATCTAGGAGATTTGGAAAAACACCATCTGGAATTACAAAGACTGCATTAAAAACTGTAGGTAGAGGTTTAACAGCAGCAGCCACACCACTTGGATTACTTGCAACTGAGCCTTTGTATTTAGCAGAGCAAATACAAGAAGGTGATTCGCTAGGAGAAATGGCAACCAATCCATTTAACTATTTAGGTCCAGCATTTGCAGGACAAGCAAGTGATTTTGCAACAAAAGGTTTAAAAAGTTCTGGAATTGCAAAAGCAATGAGACTTGGAATTAGTCCTGGTGCATTAAAAACTGTTTCACGTAGATTTGGTTTACCTGGATTAGCGTTATCACTTGGTATTAGTGGTTATGAAACTTTTGATGATTATAGAAACAAACGGGGGTTTTTCAGTGAAGAATAAAACACTTGTTGCAAATATGCAACACGTTAAGTGGAAAGAAATTCCACCACGTAAAGGACCAGACTCACAAGGGTTGAATGTTCCTTTAAAACAAGCTACAACAATTAAGAACTCGGAGAATATAAATGGCAGATATAGACAAAGCCCTACCAAACGTAGAGACTGAATTAAAAGTACCTAGCGAAGAAGAAATCGCAGTTGAGGAATCAAAAACAACTGAAGAACAAGTTGGTCCTGACGATGTTGAAGTAACACAAGAAGAAGATGGTGGTGCAACAATTAATTTTGATCCAGAAGCAGTTAATCAGCCTGGTGGCGAAAGTCATTTTGATAACTTAGCAGAATTATTACCAGAAGATATTTTAGGTAAAATGGGTTCTGATCTTGCAGCAAATTACGAACAATATAAATCTTCTAGAAAAGATTGGGAAGATAGTTATACAAAAGGTTTAGATCTTTTAGGATTTAAATACGAAAACCCAACTCAGCCCTTTCAAGGAGCATCAGGTGCAACGCACCCTGTATTAGCTGAAGCTGTAACACAATTTCAAGCGCAAGCTTACAAAGAATTATTACCGGCTAACGGTCCAGTACACACTAGAATAGTTGGACTAGCAGACAGAGCCAGAGAAGAACAATCAAACAGAGTTAAAGAATTCATGAACTATCAGCTCATGGATGTGATGAAGGAGTACGAACCCGAGTTCGATCAAATGCTTTTTTATCTCCCTCTTGCCGGCTCTGCGTTCAAGAAAGTTTATTATGATGAACTACTTGGCAGAGCCGTCTCAAAATTTGTACCGGCTGATGATTTAGTAGTACCTTACACTGCAACATCTTTAGAAGATGCAGAGTCTGTTATTCATGTAATTAAAATGTCTGAAAACGAATTAAGAAAAAAACAAGTTTCAGGTTTTTATCAAGATGTAGAATTAACACCAGGCTACAATCAAGAAACAGAAGTAGAAAAAAAAGAAAGAGAATTAGAGGGTGTTAAAAAAACTAGAGACGAAGACATCTTTACTATTTTAGAAATTCATACCGACTTAGATTTAGAAGGTTTTGAAGACAAAGACTCATCAGGAGAAATGACAGGAATTAAACTTCCATACATTGTAACTCTTGAAATGGGTAGCAGAGAAATATTATCAATTAGAAGAAACTATCAAGCTGACGATCCACAAAAACTTAAAATAGATTACTTTGTACATTTTAAATTTTTACCTGGAATGGGTTTTTATGGTTTTGGTTTAATTCATATGATCGGTGGTTTGTCTAGAACGGCAACTACTGCACTAAGACAATTGTTAGATGCAGGTACATTAAGTAATTTACCCGCAGGATTTAAACAACGAGGAATAAGAGTAAGAGACGAAGCGCAGGCAATCCAACCTGGAGAATTCAGAGATGTAGATGCACCTGGAGGAAGTATCAAAGATGCATTTATGCCATTACCATTCAAAGAACCTTCACCAACATTATTACAGTTGATGGGTATAGTGGTACAGGCAGGGCAACGGTTTGCCGCCATAGCTGACATGCAGGTCGGTGACGGCAACCAACAAGCAGCTGTTGGTACGACCATAGCTCTTTTAGAACGTGGTTCGAGAGTCATGTCAGCCATACATAAAAGATTGTATGTGGCGATGAAAAGCGAATTTAAATTACTAGCTGGCGTTTTTAAAACTTATATGCCCGCTGAGTATCCTTATGATGTAGTTGGAGGACAAAGAAATATAAAACAAACAGATTTTGATGACAAAGTAGACATCATACCTGTTGCAGACCCAAATATATTTTCTCAATCTCAAAGAATTAGTTTAGCACAGACAGAATTACAACTTGCAATGTCAAATCCGCAAATGCACAACTTGTATGAAGCATTTCATTCAATGTATTCAGCAATTGGTGTAAAAAATATTGATAAAATTTTACCACCACCACAACAACCGACTCCAATGGACCCTGCAACTGAAAATATTCTTGCAATGAGCAACAAACCGTTCCAAGCTTTTAAAGGACAGGACCATCAAGCGCATATTACGACCCATTTAAACTTTATGGCAACGAATATTGCTAGAAATAGTCCGGTTGTAATGGGTGCATTAGAAAAAAACATTTTTGAACACATTTCTTTGATGGCACAAGAGCAATTAGAGGTAGAATTTAGAGAAGAAATTGCAAAATTAATGCAAATGCAACAAATGGCGCAACAAAACCCAATGTTACAACAAGATCCGCAGTATCAGCAGCAAATTATGGGCATGTCTATCAATTTAGAGTCTAGAAAAGCTAAATTAATTGCAGAAATGACTGAAGAATTTAAAAATGAAGAAAATAAAATTATGGGCGAGTATAATGGTGACCCAATTGCTAAATTAAAAGCAAGAGAACTTGATTTAAGAGCTATGGATGACACTGCCAAACGTGAGCAAGACCAAGAAAAGATTAATTTAGATAAATCTAAACAATTAATGGGTCAGCAACAGTTTGACGAAAAGCTGCAACAAAACGAAGAATTAGCTGAGTTAAGAGCTGATACATCGCTAGAAAAAACACAGATGGGAATTGACGCAAAAATGGTCAATGACATGATGAAACAAACGGATGTAAGGATCTTGAAAGGTCCTAAAAGATAGTATAAGAAACTAATAGGAGAAAACTATGAAAAAACAAAAAACATTCTTTACAAAAAACAATCCAAATTATGTTGGAGAAGTTGTATCTGATACACCAAAAGCAGATGCTAAAAACACTCTTTCTGTTAATGCGGATGGTTATGCACAAGAAGTTGAAGTTAAAATTCCTTTAGGTGAGCCAACAGTAAACAAAGTTGGTGGCCAAAAAAGAATGCTAGCTTCTAAAAAGTCTTCAGTTAAGTGGTACTAGTATGTGGTTTAGTGCTATTAAATTAGCTCTTAACGCTGGAACTCACATTTACAAGAAGCGCAAAGAGACTCAAATGGCTATGGCTGATGCTCAACATATGCACGCAGCTAAGATGGCCCGAGGTGAGGAAGCTTACCAGGGCAAACTGTTAGAATCTAGAGATAAAGATTTTAAGGACGAGGTAGTTTTATTTATACTTACACTCCCCATTTTGGTGCTCGCATATGGGGTCTGGTCAGACGATCCGGCAGCCATGGATAAGATAAAAGTGTTCTTTGAGCATTTCCAGGCGCTTCCGAGCTGGTTTACAAATTTATGGATACTTGTATGTGCGAGTATTTTTGGTATAAAGGGTACACAAATTTTCAGAAATGGAAAAAAATAGGAGATAAAAAATGGCTAAGAAGAAAAAAAGTAAACTAAAAAAATTTCTTAAAGGAGCTGCGTTAGCAGGAGCAGCTGCTCTTGGTGCAAAAGCTCTTATGGGAAAAAAAGGAACTGGATTAACTACTGGTAAATTTTTATTTTCACCAGCAGCCGGAGGAGCGAGATACAACAATCCTAGAGCTAAAGCATTAAAAGCAATGACATCGAATGCAGCATATTCGGATGACACAATGCCAGGAAATCTTTCTAAAAACATGGGTATGTATGGTAGAGATTCTATTATGGCTAGTCCAGAAATAAATAGAATAGACGACTATTATAAAAAAGGCGGACGCGTAGGTTGCGGAAAAGCAAAACGTGGTTTCGGTAGAGCTATGAAAAAAGGAGGAAAAAAATAATGTCAAATCCAA